TCTGATCTGGGCGAGTTGTCTGGTGTTCGGCGCGGGCGGGATCTATGCCCAGGTAGCGGGGGCGAAGGAGGCCACGGAGAATCTCAAGGTGGAGGTGCGCCACCACACCTCCGAGCGCGGGCACCCGGTGGGCCTGGAGCGCATGGAGACTCTGATGGTGGAGCAGCGCGCCCTCCGCGGGGATGTCGCGGAGCAGGGGAAGACCCTGGCGGCCATCTGTCAGGCGGTGGACTGCAAGTGATGGAGGACCTGCCCGGCATACTCGGAGACGCAGGGATGGCGGGCGCGTTCATCGCCTTCCTGGTCTGGCAGAGCAAGACCCAAGCCAAGCGCATGGACGCGATGGTGGACCGGCTGATGACCGAGATCGTGGCCAAGCTGGACCACATCCATGAGCGCCTGGATCAATGATTCTCCGCATGGGTGATCGTGGCCCCCACGTTCGGGACCTCCAGGCCCGCCTCAATGAAATTGGCTTCGGTTTACTGGTTGAAGACGGCATCCTGGGGCCGGCGACTGCCTCCGCGGTGCGCCTGTATCAGGCGTCCGTGCAGTTGGTGGTGGATGGCGTGGCTGGCCCCCTGACCCTGGGGTTGCTTGGTGCTGTGGCCTCGGGTCCCACGGCACGCTTCCCAGCCATCGTGCGGCGCTGTGAGGCCCTGGGGCACCCGATGCACGTGGATGGACAGGTGAACCTGATAGGCGTCCGGTCTGCCAACCGTCAAGCGGGGGCCTTCGACGACTGGATGCACCTCGCCTGGGCCGAGGACGGCGCCTGGAATTGTCGGGCCTACGCCATCACGACCGACCCCGGGATTCCATGGCTGGAGGATGGCCCGGAGCGGGGCACGGCGATCCTGGCGCCCGGCTCCTGGCCGGTGTATCGGTTCGACTTGCACCAGGGCCGGGTCGGCTATCGCACCCTGTGCCAGAGGGCTGGGATCGTCTCGGTCTTCAGGGATGCCACGGGCGACTCCACCCTGGACCTGGACCCGGCCACCCTGGACGAGGGGTGGCACGGAATCAATCTGCACCACAGCGGGGGCAGCAGCACGCACCCCGCCGCCGAGGATAAGCGCATCGGGAGGGCATCGGCAGGCTGTCAGGTCTTCCGTGACAAGGGAGACTGGAGCGCCGCCATGGACATCTGCGAAGCCCGGATCCCGGCGGACGGGATATTCACGTATACGCTAATCGAGGAGACGACATGATCGACAAACTCAAGGCCCTGGCCAAGAAGCACGGCATCACCACCGCAGTGGCGGGGGGATGTCTGGTGATCGGTTCACAGTGGGGGTCCTGCACCCTCGCGCCCGCCCTTCCTGGCGACGAGGTTGCCCCTGAAGCGGCACCTGCGCCCGCGGAGGAGGAAGCGCCCACCCCGGAGACTCCGGCGGAAGAGGAGGCCGAGGATGCGAAAGAATCGCCAGAAGCCGAGTGACCGCTTGGCCGGGATCCTGACCGGGGCTGTCCGGCTGGCCGAGGAGATATTCCCAGAGGCCGGTCAAGGCGCCCGCAAGAAGAAGTGGGTGGTGGAGTTCATCAACTCCAAGATCGACATCCCCGGGATCGGGGAGCGCCTGGAGGAGCGGGTGCTATCCATCCTGGTGGATGTGGTGGTGTCCCTGGTCAAGTCCCGCACCGCGTGATTCGGGGCGGTGGGCCCGGCCCCTGCTTGCCGGCTGGGTGAGTCCTCGCCCTTCCCACCGCCCCCTTACTCCCGCAGCATCCGAGCCCAGGCCCCCGCCAACTCGTCCATGTCCTGGGGCGTGGGGATGTAGGGCTCCCCGGTTAGCTGCTGGTGGGCCTCGCCCCAGAGGGACATCTGGACCAGGAGGTTCTCCCGCCACCGCCTGGATAGCTTCCACCGGATGGGGTGGCGGGTCATCCTCTCAAGCTGCCGGCAGACGGCCACTCGGCACAGGGTGACCTGCTGGGCCCGGGTGGTGCATTGGTCGTTGACCATGGCCTCTACGCCCTCCATCATGCGGAGCATGTCAGGAGGCAGGAAGTCCCCGCGGTCCAGGTAGATCGTGGGGCGGAGTTCAGGGCGCATCCGGCCCCCAGATCCGCACGGTCAGATCGGCGGATTCCTTTGGGCAGACCACTTGGTTCCAGTTGCCCCGGCGTCTGGTCCGGTAGAAGATGCCGTCCTGGTCCATGCCGACAAGGTCGCGGACGGGGCCACCCTCGCCGGCCCATGTGCCGCGGTGGCCGAAGTCCCACCGCTTGACGAGGGCCACGGTGCGGACCCTCTCCCCGGCGCCGGTTCGGAGGGTGATGGTGCGGGGGGTCAGGGTGGTCATGTTGTTCTCCTGGTGGGGCTTGCGCCCCCTGGGGTGGTTTAGATGGTGGTTGGGTTGGGGTTCAGATGTTGTATGGCGACTTCATGTCATACCAACGCTGCTTTCCTCGTCGGCCCCATAGATCGGTTCCATAGATCCAACGCTCTCCCCGAAAGGTCCACCTGTGCGGGGGTTCTGGCATGGCGTGTCGAACAGCCCATTCAATCTCACCGGGCCCGAAGTCTCCCGAATAGTCAACTCGCATCATTTCGATCTGATCTTGATGGGCGCGGACCCATTCCATCAGGCTCGCCAATCTGGAGACGGTCGCGGTGTACTCATGCCCAGGCATCTGAAATGTGATGTAGCCGGGGTTGTCTACAATCTTCGTGGCTGGTGTGTTGTCATACATGTTGTTCTCCTTGGGTGTACAGACAGCCTATAGTACCCCTGGGGTAGGGTCAACACTTATCTCACATTGGGGCAAATGAGTTGAAACGACCCAGGCCGATCCTATGCCCTCCACTCCCGCAGGCACCCGAAGGCCAGCACCTCCGGGGGCACATCCAGGGCCTCCGCGAATAGCTCCACATCCTGGAGCTTGGGGTCCTGGTCTCCCCGCTGGAATCGCCTCACCTTGTCGGTGCGGGAGGACAAGGAAAACGACCACTCGGTGGGCAGCCGGGCGGCCAAGTCCTCCGGGAGCCATCCCTTGGACACGAGGGCCCAGCGCAGATTGTTGACGAAGGGGGTCATGGCGTCACCTCGGCGCAGGCGGTGCAGTGGAGCGGCTTGGAATCGTCGTAGCGGGCCCACGCTTCCTGCCATGTCAGGTCCGGGTCATCGAGGGCCTCCCCGCAGAGGTCGCAGGCGGGCCAGTCCCCGATGGCCTCGGGCTCGGGACGCTGGAGGCGGCGGGTCATATCCACCTCCCCGCCATCATCACCGCTACGCCCAGGATGAGGCAGAACACGCCCAGGAGGTCCAGCCAAATGCAGTCCATCATGGTGCCACCTCCACCACCGGCTGGGCGGTGACGACGGGCCGGCAGAAGCTGGCAGCCCACGCTTTCGCGTCTGCCTCCCCGATGAAGGACCGCCTCTCGGCCTCGTGGGTGACCACCCACCGAGAGAGGGATGCGTCCAGGCGCTGGTGGTGGGTGATGCGAGGGAGGGAGGGGGCGGGAGCAGGATCCCCCGAGGGCATACCCTCCCCGGAGAGGCGCTCCTCCAGGCAGGCGCCGCACTGGCGCTCGCCTCCCCGTCCCAGGTAGGCACCGCAGGTGAAGCAGAGGCCGTGGTATGGCTCCATCAGAACACCTCCCCGGCGCCGGGCGTCCCGTCGTGTGGCGCGGCCATGTCGGCGGCCATATCGGCCACGAGATCCAGATCGTCCCGGATGTCGGAGATCGCCCCCTGGCCCGCCTCGGTGGCGAGGTGCTCCAACAGCGTCTTCCTGGCGGCCTCGGTCATGTCTTTTGGCATCGGGCGCCTCTGGTGCGAGGGGAGGTCGCCGTTTAGGATCGACAGGTACTCCTTGACCAGATCCTTGTGGATGTTCAGATCCCGGAGGGTGGTGTAGTACCTCCCTCGCTCCGTGTCGGTCCACCCCTCGGCGGGTTTGGGGTCCTCCCTGGGTGCTGTCTTCTCCCAGATGGCCTTGCCGCACCGGGCGTCCGAGCACTTCCAGTCGGGAGCCTTCGGGTTCTTCTTGCCCTCCCTGTTGTCCCACATTCCCGCGCCGCACTCGGGGCAGGGGCGTTGCCCCGGCGCCACGCTGGTGACCGCCCGGGTGCCGCTATGGCCCTGGGCGGCGTGTCCATCGTCGTCCTCCTCCGGGAGACCCATGATGGACTTGGCCGTGAAGCGCCGCAGGTACGTGATGGCTGATCCATATCCCTGTGGACCACCGCCCCGGCCCATCTCGCAGGAGGCGGTTGAGGTCATCATCCCGCCCGCCTCGTGGGCCAGAATGGTCGTCAGTTCCGGGTTGCCGTTCTCCGTGTTCCCTGGATGCTGGGTGAGGTAGACGCCGTGAGCATTCAGCGCGGGCTCGATGCACTCCAGGACGGTGGCGAGGTCCGCATACTTCGACTTGAAGTGGGGATTTGCTGCGCCCTTCTTGGCCTTGCCCATCTGGGCCTGGGCCTGGACGAGGGCCCCGATAAGGGCGGGGACATCCCCCTCCCATGTGACGGAGGTGGTGGTGGCGGCCTCGTATTGGGTCGCCCACCAAGCATTGAGTTTGTCGGTTTCTTCTGACACGGTGTTCTCCTGTTCAGAGGGTGGTGTGGGTGATGACGCTATCGGGCCGGGGCCCCATCTCGTGGGTGGTGTATCGGACGGTGCCGTCCGGGGTGAGGTACTCAAACCGGATGTGGCGCCCGGACTGCTCCACGGTCACCACCTCGCCCACAAAGAGGCGTTTGAAGTCCTCGGCGCGGAGGGTGATGTCCACGCACAGGGCGGACTCCCGGAGGCGGGGCCGATAGGCGCAGACCGTCAGCGGGGCGGGGTGGTCCCGCCTGCCCTCCAGGTCCGCCATAGCCGCCTGGATGGCGGAGACGATGAGGGCGGGGGTCATCCCTCACCCCCCCGGGCTTCCAGGTACTGCTTGACGATCCAGGAGACCTGCGCCTCCGGGGTTCGGTACTCGGATCGGGCGAGGCGCTGAAGATCCACAGCCAGTCTCCGGTCCAGCCGGATGGTGAGCGTATCGGGGCTCGGGTTCGGGTGCAGGCTGGGCACCTTGGCGGCGGCCTCGGCCATCGCCACGCTGCGTCCCGCCTGGGCCCCATTGGCCTCCTGGGCGGGGGATGCCTCCTCGGCCTTGTCCTGGGTAGGGCCAAGGTCCAGGACGCGGTGGAGGGTGGCGTGGTGCTTTCGGGTGATGCCGGACTTCTCGTTCTCCCAATTGCACACCGCGGAGGGGTGCACCAGGAGGGCGGCTCCGAGTTGCTTCCGGGTGAGGCCAGCCCGGAGGCGTGCGGCTTTGATTTCGGGTCCGGTGATGGTCAGTTGCATGGGTTCTCCTTGGGGGTGGTGGTGGTCATGAGATGCTTCTACTGGGATCGCTGATGTCTGCGGTGATGGCTTCCTGGCGGGTGGCGTATCGGCCGAGGCGGATGGTGGAGGGACCCACCAGCGCCTGGGCGTCCCGGCGGGCTGCCGCCTCGCTGCGGTAGAAGGACCGCCTGCGGCCCTCGATGATCGGGCCAAAGGTCAGAATCGCGTAGTAGAAAGCGTTTGCGGGCGTGGTCATGGTGTTCTCCTTGGTGGTGGTCAGGGGGTCAGTGTGGCCCCCCTCCTGGGAGGGGAGCCCTGTGACCTACTGGCTAAAGGGAGACAGAGAAGCCCTGGAACTGGATGACCAGGGGCGGGTCGTATACGTCGAGCCCTCGCCGTTGCGCTGCCTTCAGGAGGGCGGCGGCGGTGGTCTTCAGCTTGTCGAGCCCGCAGGACTCCAGGTCATACTCTCCATCGTTGACCCTGGCGGCCAGAACCTGGGCCCCGTGCAGTTCCAGACACAGGGCGGCAGGGGCCCGGGTCCAGTCGTGGGTGAGCAGCAACTCGGCGGTCAGTCCGGGGGTACTGGCGGTTTCGGTCTTCTGTTCCAGTTCCTTGATCTCTTCCGTGGTCCAGGTCAGGGGGTAGGTGTTGCGGGGGGCGGCGGTCTGGGTGGTCATGGTGTTCTCCTTGGGTGTGATTCTGTTTTACCCCAGGGGGAATACGATGGCAAGCGAAATCGACCGAATATGAAAATAAATCCCTCACGCCCCGATTCTGGTCCCATAATGGACAGGCACCACCTTACCTATTAGGAGCCCCCCATGGAACAGCCACAGGTAACACCGCGCACCAAGCGCACCCCCTCCTTCGGGGCGGCCATGCGCCGAGCCCGGGCCCTTGCGGGCCTCTCCCAGGCAGCCCTCGGTGACCACCTCGGATACACCGCGAAGACGATCTCACTCTGGGAGTCCGGCCACCAATGCCCAGCCTCCCGGGTCCTGGCGGACCTGTTCGACTGTCTCCAGGTCAGCGAGTGGCAGCGCCTCTCCTGGGTGGAGATGCTGCGAAGATGACCTACCCACAAAGCAGGAGATGACCATGCCGGAGAACCATGGACGCCACCGAGCCCAGATGCTCCTCTACGCGGGGACTGGATCCCAGCTTGGCCGCAGCGGTGCGGTGGGGCTCCTGTGGACCTCCAAGTCCACGCCCCTGGCCTTCCGGGGTGATGACGAATGCGAGGGGTTCGATGTGCTTTGGGAGGCCACCGGCGAGATGGAAGAGGTGGCCAAGGCCCTGGACATGGACGTGATGGACGAGCCCGGCCTGTGGCTGCTCACGGCCCTCTTCACGGAGGCCGAGTACCTCGCGTCCGTCGAGGACGAGTCCTGGGACTACCTCACCGCCAACCTGGAATGTGAGCGAATCGACACCGCCCACAATCTGCCCGATGGGGCCCTGTCCGGGCTGTGCGGGTGGGCCCTGGCATGATCCACTCCGAGGTTCGGTGCGACGGCTGCGGGGTGGTGGGCTGGGTCAATGGCCACGCCCACGGCACCTGGCGGGCACACCAGGCCCGCAGCATCCTCCAGGAGAAGGGATGGCGGTGCGGAGCCCGGGGGCATGACTGGTGCCCGTTGTGCCGAGATTCCGAGGTGGCTAAGAAGGCCCGATGACCTTCTCCTGTGTCCTCCCCGTGGACCCTATGCCGATGCCCAGGCCCAAGGTGACCACCAGGGGCAAGCACCCCCACGCCTACATCCCCACCAAGGCCCGGCAATACATCGACAATTGCGCGGTCATCATGGGCGCCCACTGGAGGCAGCCGCCGATGGAGGGGCCGGTGGCGGTCTACGTCACCTTCATCCACAAACGCCCCCTGCGTTTGAACCGCCGTTCCGACCCCTCGGGCAGGCTTTGGAAGGACACCAGACCCGACCTCGACAATCTGGTAAAGGCCACCCTCGACTCCGCCCAGGGTGCAGGGGTCATAGCTGACGATGGGATGGTGGTCCTGCTCGAGGCGCGGGACATGTACGGAGAAAAAGGCGAGCGGGGGAAAATCGAGATCGAGATCATGCCCATCGTGGCTGGTGCTTTGGTGGGGGTTTGATCGGCTATGCGATGGACTGAATCATGGAGGTCTGACCCGGTGGCGCGGCTTCTCGCGGATCGGCACTACAACCGCCAAAAGATCGGTGCGTCAGGGTTCGTCCCGCCTGGGCGGTGCTTGGTACTTCATGCCGGGGGCGATGACGGACAAGCCTTGTGGGTGACGTCGTGGCCCTTTGCCGAATACACAAAGCACGCATGGGCTGGGGCGTGGGTGAACTCGTGCTTCAGGAACGAGGGGGCAGGTCTGTCGTCGGAGTTGATTCTTGAGGCAGTTGCAGCTACACGGCACAGGTGGCCTGATGTACCAGAACTTGGGATGATCACCTTTGTGGATGCTGGGAAGGTGAGGAAGAAGAGAGACCCGGGGAGGTGCTACCGAAAGGCAGGTTTCAAGCACGTTGGGTTCACGAAGACAAACAACCTGTGGGCTTTTCAACTGCTACCGGAAGAGATGCCAGCGCCCGCCCCGGCCAAGCGGCGGCAGATAGAGTTGTTTTCACCATCTGGGGTCGGAACTGGGTTAGACTGACGATGCCGGGAGACCGGCTCCATCTGGTAGCGCGGCCCCAAGCGGGGCCACCTCCTCGGTCGCTCCGGGGAGGTTGCTATCCTGGGTGGATACAGATGGAGATGCGAGACATGACCGACGAGCGGAAGACCGCCCCCTGGATCCCTATGGATGCTTCCTGGTGGCCCACGATAGCCGCGGAGATGCCCACGCCCTGGACCCGGCAAGCGGTCCTGATGGACCTCCGGTGGTGGGCTGACCAGGAGCGGATGGGGCGCAAGAAGCGACCCGGCAGGGTCGGGCTTCGGAAGCGATGGGGCTGGACCGACTGGCAGACCCGAGACGCCATGAGATCGGAGGGCCAGTGGGGAAACCCGATAAAGGCGAACCTACCACTCCCCTACCACTCCCCTACCACTCCCCTACCAGAGGCGGACGCTATCCCACCGGAATCACAAGGGGCCACCGGCCACTCCCCTACCATCGACCTACCACCCGCCTCCCCACGGGCGAATATACAGAAGAACACAAACACACAACCACAAACCTCTGAAGGAGCTAAAGCTCCTTTGTCGGATAAGGAATCCGACGACCCCTTGTTTGCCACCTGGGAGAAGATGCTGGACCTTCGCAAGAGGCACCAGCCAAAGCGCCGGGCCCTGAAGCTGACCGACACCAGGAAGCGGGCCTTGAGGGCACGCGTCAAGGACCACGGGGAGGGGGAGGCCCTGCGGGTGGTGGAGTGGTGGCTGGTCTCGGATCATTCCACAGCCGTCTGGCTGCGGGACGAGGGGTACGACCTGGACACCCTGATCCGCCCGGCCAACTTTGATCGCTACCTGGGGCTGGCCCATGCCGATGAGCACCGCACCCACGCCCCGAAGGCAAACGGGCGAGCGGGGTACCGGACGATCCAGGAGCGCCTCGCAGACGCGGAGACGCAGCGCAAACCGAAACCACCCGAGGCCGAGATCGTGGTGGTGGATTTCACCCCATCCAAAGCAGGAGAACATCATGGCTGATCAAGAGACCATTCTGGAAGTATTCGAGGCCCTCGAAAGCGCGGGGTACAAGACCCCACCCGCCTGGGACAATCCGCGCAAGCTGGAGATGGGCCTCCGCGTCTACCTCGCGGTCTTCCGCGACATCTCCAACGAGGACGCCCTGGCGGCGGTCCTGGCCTACGTGGAGAGCGGCGAGAAGTTCTGGCCCGTCCCCGGGATCCTCAAGAAGCACACCGCCGCCTCCGCGGTGGAGGACATCGACACCTCCGACGAGGCATGGGGCGAGACGATCAAGGCCCTGGGATCCAGGGGCCGCAACCGGCCACCGGGAGAGGGCTGGGACTTCGACGGCACGATGCTCCACCGGGAGGCGTGCCGGGCAGGCATCGCGGCGGCTGGTGGGTGGCGGTCCCTGTCCATGCAAGATGAGAGCAGCATGGCCCCGGAGCGTGCCGCGTTCAGGTCGGCTTATCGTGCCGTGACCAAGCGGCAGAAGGTGGCAGCACAGCACGAATCGATCACCGCCTTCCTGGAGGCCCGGCCCCGGCTCATGCTGGCGGACTGAAAGGAATCTCAAATAAGGGTTGACCCTACCCGGTGGGTAAGTTACTGTTGATTCACCACCAAGGAGAACAACATGACCACCGCCACCCTGACAACCCCAATCCGTATCGGAACATCCAGCTACAGCGCGGGCACTCCAATCAGTGTTGCCAAACTCCACGCCGGCACGAGAGACGAGTGTTGGCGGGCCGAATTCCCGAACGGAGAGTGGGGCTACCTGAACACCGACGAAGCAGCCACCAAGGAGCAAGCATGAACCGATACGCAACCCAACCGCCCACCACTCCCGCCGAGGTCAAGGCGGCCACCCAGGCAGCCAAGGAGATCGAGGCCCAGGGCTTCGCGGTGGGCTCGGTGTTCATCACCCAGGTGGGTGATACCCCCTTCGCCTTCGCCTTCTCGTTCAAGTCCGCGCCCAACACCATGGGCCACCCCGCCGCAGAGTCCCGGGTGGAGGTGGCCTGACCTCAAGGCCCTGGGCGCCACAACGAGGGGACAGGGTGGGGCCGTCTGCCAGACATCCAACCCAACCCCGGCATCCAGGGCCACCCGTCCCCGTGTTACCATCACCACGGCCTCCCGCAACAGCAGGCCACCCAAGACCCTCGGAGACCTACGGCGGCCTCCGGGGGCACCCTCCTGGAGAACCATGGACACCACCGAGCAAGAGCCCGCCGCCGTCTGGGTGGATACGGTCAAGCTCAAAGCGTGGCAGGAAAATCCACGCGATAACGACAAGGCCGTCCCTGCCGTCGTCGAATCAATCAAGCGGTTTGGGTTCGCCTCTCCGATCATCGCCCGGCCCAACGGGGAGATCATCGCAGGGCATACGCGCCTCAAGGCTGCCCTGGAGCTTCGGATGCCCCAGGTGCCTGTCCGGTACATGGACCTGGACCCAGGCGAGGCGCACCTCCTTGCCCTGGCGGACAACCGCGTGGGGGAGTTGGCCGACTGGGACGACGGGATCCTCCAGGATGTCCTCAAGGACATGGAGGCCGAGGGCCTGGACCTCTCCGGGATCGGCTGGGATGTGGACGAGTTGGCCGACCTCCTGGGGCAGAACGATCCGCTCCCCGGAGACGGGGACGCGGAGGATGAGCGGGACCTGGACGCCATCCCCGAGGATGTGCCAGCCATCACCAAGCCCGGCGAGGTGGTCACCCTGGGTAGGCACACCCTCCACTGTGGGGACTGCCTGGAGGTCATGCGCTCCATGCCTGACGCCTCGGTGGATGCCATCGTCACCGACCCGCCCTACGGGATCGGCTTCATGGGCAAGGGCTGGGATTGCTCCGTGCCCGGCGATGCCTTCGCAGCCGAGGCCCTGCGGGTCCTCAAGCCTGGAGGCCACCTGATAGCCTTCGCAGCTACTCGCACGGTCCACCGCTTGACCGTTGCCCTGGAGGATTCTGGGCTGGAAATTCGTGACCAACTGGCCTGGATCCAGTGGCAGGGGTTCCCAAAATCCCACGATGTCTCCAAGGCCCTCGACCAGCACCATGGGGCAGAGCGTGAGGTGGTTGGCAGCTATCAAGGCGCAACCAATATAGGCCGCAAGTCAGACGGGAAGCGCGGCTATGCGCCGGGAACGGATTATCCAGAGGTAGACCGCACCGCCCACCAGACAGCACCAGCCACCGAGGACGCCAAGACGTGGGAGGGATGGGGCACGGCACTGAAGCCAGCCTATGAGCCCTGCGTCCTGGCACGCAAGCCACTGGAGGGCACGGTGGCCGAGAACGTGCTGGCCCATGGAGTGGGCGGGATCAACATCGACGGGTGCCGCTATGCCTACGGGGATCCGGCATGGCCTGGGCCTGGGGATGCGGTAGACCTGCCGGATAGGAACGTGGGGCCCTCTGGTGTCGGGTCCGGCGTCGGCGCAGGAATTACCGGCCTGCGGGACGGGTTCCGTCCTGCGTCGTCTGCCCTCGGCAGATGGCCCGCGAACCTGTACGCATGCCCGAAGGCATCCAGGGGAGAGCGGGAGGCGGGGTGTGAGGGACCCGTCAAGGGCGTGTGGGACGAGACCAGGGACCCCGACGCCCCAGGCGGCAACAATCCCCGCAACAGGGGCACGACCGAGCGGGGCAACCACCACCCAACCGTAAAGCCCGTGGGTCTGATGCGGTGGCTGGTGCGACTGGTCACGCCTCCAGGCGCAACGGTGCTGGAGCCCTTCCTGGGTTCAGGTACCACGCTCCTGGCAGCGGAGGCCGAGGGGGTCACCTGTATCGGCATCGAGCGGGAGCCCGGCTACTGTGACATCGTCCGCGCCCGGTTCAATGGGCTGGAGGACTGATGAGCCAACCACAGCACCCCATTGACCGCTACATCACCTGGGCCCAGTGGATGCCCAAAGACGCACAGCGCCCTCGTAGGTGGGTGGAGGACGTAGGATGGGACAAGGTGTCGGGGACGATGGCAGCAGGGGGTGAGGAGGCCCTGACGCGCTCGTACAAGGCATGGAGGGCCGCTCCCGATGAGGGGTGAGTGCGTGGCGCTGACCTAGCCCGACCTCCCCCCCCCTCGAAATTCGCTCTCGACGCAGAAATCCTTTTTCCCTAAATAATGAATAAAACCCCACTCGATCCAGGCCCCGAAACAGCCCCGAGAAAGAGGCGCGGGAGGGGCCGCCCCCGGAAGACGGAGGAGGAGAAGAAGGCCACCCGGGACGCATACGCCGCCCGCAAGCAGGCCGAGCGGGACGCCGCCAGGAAAAGCCCCCGGGCCCCCAAGCCACCGCCCCCGGGCGATGACCTCCTGAAGGAGTCCACGGTGCAGGATGTCCGCATGTCCCAGATGGACAAGGCGATCCGGGAGTATGGGTGGAGCGTTGCCCTGTGTATGGGCCTTGCCCGGAAGTGGGACATAGCGGAGGCCGATGTGTACCGGATCCGCAACCGGGTCTTGGAGCGGATGCGGGAGGCGCAGGACATGGACCTCCCACTGGTCCGGGCACAGTTCCTCGCGGAGCTTCGGGATGTCCGCCGGAAGGCCCAGCACGAAGGGCGCTTCGGCCCGGTGTCCTCCCTGCTCAAGATGGAGGCCCAGATCCTCGGGCTGTTTGCTCCCATCGAGTTGCACATCTCGGCCAACCCCCTCGGCCAGCGGACCGACGCGGAACTGGAGCGCATCGTGGCGGAGGAGGGGGACCGGCTCCGGGAGGCAGCCAAGAAAAAAAAGGCGATGCCGGGTGACAACGTCATCGAGGCCAGCTTTGCCACGGCGGAGAAGTAGGTGGAGGCCGCGGAGCGCACCGACGTTCAGTGGGCCGCCCTGGAGCTTCGCAGGCGCCGGGCGGAGGACCCGCTGGGCTACCACGTGCCATCCCCGCCCCAGATCCTCTTCCACCAGGACCCGTCCCGATTTCGGATTCTCCGAGGTGGGAATCAATCGGGCAAGACCGTCTGCGGTGCGGTGGAGATGCTGTGGAGAATGCTGGGCGTCCACCCCTACCTGGAGACCACCAAGGTCCCGATCCACTGTCGGGTCATCACCTACTCCTGGGACCAGTCCCGGACGGTGGCCCGCAAGATCCACGAACTGCTCCCGCCATCGGAGCTACATCCAGACTCCGAGTTCCATCCTGATCGGGGATTCAAGTACCACCAATTCAGATTGAAGAACGGATCCTTCTGCGAGATTTTCACGACCCGCCAGGGCTCCTTGGCCAACGCCTCGGCCACCCTCGATGTGGTCTGGGTGGATGAGCCCCCACCTATCGAGTTGTGGTCGGAGTTGGTGGCCAGAATCATGGCCAAGCGCGGTCACCTCTTCCTGACCATGACCCCAATAGGCCGTCCCGTGGGGTGGTTAAAAGACAAGGTTTCCGATGGGGAGATCAAGGACCACCGCTTCTCCGTCACCGCCGCCAATTGTCCCTGGTACGATCAAGAGCAGATCGACGAGATTGAAAAGCTCTACCTGCCGCACGAAGTCCCGCAGCGTCTTCACGGGGCCTGGGAGGGCTACCTCTCCGAGCGGCTTTTCAAGGGCTTCCAGGATGACCACGTGCGGGACGAGGTGCCGATGGAGAAGGCCACCATCGGGATCGGCCTGGATCACGGGACCGATGCGGGCTCCCAGGTTGCGATCCTGGTGGCCATCTCCCACGCCGGAGACCACCCGAAGATCTGGGTCCTGGATGAATACGTGTCGGACTCCACCTCCACCCCCGAGGAGGACGCCCGGGCCATCATGCGGATGCTGGACCGCAACCGCCTCTCCGTGGACCACGTAGACCGGTGGGTGGGAGACCGGGCGCATGGAGGCAAGCGGTGGGGTGGGGCCAAGTCGAACCGCATGCTGATGACCGCCTTCGAGCGGGAGATGCGGATCGGTGTGGACAGGCTGCCGTTCAAGATTCGCACGGTCAAGAAGGGCAGGGGATCGGTGTGGCACGGATGCCGGGTCATCCACTCCTCCATGTTGCGCGGGGACTTCGTGATTCGTCCGCACTGCTCCCGCCTGATAGAGTCCTTGAAGAACTGGCAGGGACGAGACGACGAATTCAAGCACGCCATCGACGCCTTGAGATATTCCGCCGTGGACCTCCTCGGCAAAACAGCCCACAACCCCCACCGAATCAGGATCTTCTGATGCCCACCTCCGAGACTTTCCGAGACGTTGTTTTCACCAAGGGACGAGGGGGCCACCTTTGGGGCTGGTTCCACGACGGCGAGCGCAAATGCCGCATCACCCTGGAGGCAGCCAAGGCCCTCCACCCGGAGAAGAAGCCGCGCACCAAGAAGGCCACGCCGGAGGTGACCGGTGGCTGATTCATCGATCCCCATGCGCCCGATGCCCACATCCTCCGAGGAGCGGGACCGGTGGGAGCACACCGACCTGCGGATGCGGATGCTTCGGGGCGAGTGGGAGCAGGACCTGGACCGCCGCCTCCAGCGGATGATCGACCCGGCGCGGTATTCCGCCTGGGGCGGACGCTACGCCACCGACCTCTCCTCCAATGTGTTCAAAAGCGTGGTTACCCAGCTGGCCTGCCTGTACGACCGGGCGCCCACCCTCTCCCACGACAGCAATGCCGATGGCCTGATCGGCCCCGGGGGGGCCATGGCCCGGAGTGGCGTCTGGTCCCTGATGCAACGGGTGGCGCAGATGGTCATCGGCTCGCGGGAGTACCTCGTCCGGGTGAGCTTCACGGAGCAGCACGGCCTCCGGTATCGCCCGATCCGGCCCTCGCTGGTGAGCGCGGCGGCGGACCCCGAGCGCCCCGAACAGCCCACATACATCAAGGAGGCCCGGTTGCGGAAGCACCCGGAGCGGGACGAGTGGATCTGGACCTGGGAGATCCTGGACGTGTCCGATCCAGATGCCCCGGTGTACCGCATCGTGGAGGCCACCACCGCCGGGGAGGGCGTAGACCTGACTGGTGCGTACCTGGGCGTGGAGTCCCTGTCCGGCGAGGCGTACCCATACCGTCGCAGGGACGGACGCCCGGTGCTGCCGGTGGTGCTGTACCATGCCGAGAACACGGGGGCCTTGTGGGACCCCTACACCTGGAGCGAGGTGGTGGAGGGGAGCCTGACCGCTGCCCTGCTGTTCTCGTTCTTCACGCACGCCATGCGGCAAGCATCCTGGCCACAGCGGTATGCAGTGAACGTGCGGGTTCCCGGCGCGGAGATCGTGGACGTGGAGGGGGCAGGCAGACGCCAACGTCTCCCAACGGATCCGGCCTCGCTTCTCCTCCTGGAATCAGACGGGGATGTCCAGCCGATGATCGGGCAGTTTGAGCCCGGCGCGGATGTGGACACGCTCCTCTCCTCGATCATGTCATACGAGACCCGGGTGGCTTCCTGGGCAGGGGTGAGCCCTTCGGACATCCACCGCAGCGGGGCAGCCCGGAGCGGCTACGCCATCGCCATCTCCAACGAGGGGAAGAGAGCGGCGGCGCGACGATTCGAGCCACAGTTCCGGGACGGTGACACGCGCCTTGCCATGCTGTCCGCGATCCTCCTGAACCGGGCCCGGGGGACCAACTTCCCAGAGGGCGGATACCGGATCCGATACGAGTCTGTGCCGCAGTCCGCAGAGGAGAAGAAGGGCGAGCGGGAGCACATCCTGGGCCTCCTTGACGCCGGCCTGCTGGACATGGCCTCGGCATACCAGATGCTGAACCCAGGCACCTCCCGCGCAGACGCCGAGGGTGCCCTGGAGCAGATCCGAATCACCAACACCCGCTACCGCGGCCTCCAAGCCGTCTGATAGGAGAACACGATGTCCGCAGAAGAGACCGCCCCCAACGGCACCACCACCCCCGCCCAGCAGGAGGCCCCCTGGGTGGCCGAGCGGGTGCAGAAAATCACCGCGCAACGCAACAACGCCATGGAGCGGATCACCGAGTTGGAGCGGGAGGTGGAGCGCCTGAACCCCCTGGCAGATCGTGCCGATGCCTGGAAGCAAAAGGCCGAGGGCCTGACCACCCAACTCTCCGAGGCGGAGGGCAAGTGGGCCACCGACCGATCCCTGCTCGAGGCGGGCATCACGGACGGAGAGGTGCGGGACTTGTTCCAGTGGCAGTATTCCCGCCTGGAGGGGGAGGACACGCCCGCCTTCGGGGACTGGCTGGCGGCCCTTCGCAAGGAGGGCGCCGAGGTGCCCGCCGTGCTGCGGGCCTACATGGCTCCCACCCCACCCCCGGCCCCAGAGGCAGAGGCCACCACGGCAGAGGCACCACCTGCACCACCCCAAGTGACTATGCCACAGGCGAACCTGGGCACCCGCCCGGCGCCACTCCCGAAGGCATCCCCCACCGGGGCCGATGTCTCCCAGATGGACGGGCCCGCCTATGATGCGTTCTATCGGGAGCAGGCGTTGAAGAACGGCTGGACCCTCCCCGACCGTCTCCGCAAGTCTTGACAGAATCCCCCCGGCGGGTGTAAAGATGGAGGAAGAGGCCCGCAGGGTAGCGCCCGCAACAGCTTGGCCCGGTCCTCACATCGCAGCACACCGCGCCGAGGGTAGCACCCGAAACAGCGAGACCGGCCAGAATCCCCCCACATTCTGGAGCCTCTCATGGCAAACATTACCCACGCTACTCTTGAAACCGATCTTCGTCTCGCGGCGATGCTCGAACGAGAGATCAATCTTCTCCTCACCGACACGGCGAACCTTCGCAACTCGGGCGCCATCGTCTTCCACGGAGACGTTGCAGGCATCGGCTCCGACACGCTCCGAGTCCGTCTCGCGGGCCTCGATGGTTACGACTCCATGTCCGCCACTGCGGCAGAGGATACCGATGTCGCGGACACCACACCCACCGATGCCTCCGCGGACATCGCGGTGGTCCGGGCGGCCCTCCGCTACGACATCGGGGATCTGGCAGCCTTGACCGGATTTCCTGGATCGGACCTCGATCCTGTTCGTCTGGCGCAGAGCATGACGGGTGCGTTTGAGCAGTACTTCAATGGTCTGGTCGGCGGGGCCTTGTCCTCCTTGACTGGATCCGTCGGGAGCACAACGGTGAACCTGACAGTCGCGAATTTCTTTGAGGCCATGGCGGTGCTTGAGGTTGCGAGCGTCCCGGGCCCCTACACAATGGTCCTCTATCCGCAGCAGTTGGCTGACTTCCAGTCTGCCCTCCGCTCCGAAACTGGCGTGATCGAGCACCTCGCAGGTGGAGACCTCGTCGGCATCAAGGGCCCCGGATTCTCCGGGTCCTATCTGGGTGTTGACATCTGGGTGTCCTCGGACATTCCGACCGCCAACGCGGGCGCAGACTCGAACGGCGCCATGTGGGGCCTGGGTGCCCTGGGCTATGCCATCGGCACCCCCCGCCCGCTCATGGGAGCAGGTGGCGAGGTACGCCCGGCAGGCACCCCGGTAGTGGTGGAGTTCCAGCGGGACGCAAGCTCGGCACTGACCGAGATCGTGGGCCACGCCTACTGCGGCTTGTCGGTCATCGAGGCCACCCGCGGATGTCAGATCGTTACTGACCGGTAAAACGGTTTCGGGGGTCCTGGGCGGCGGAGTTCTCCCCGTCCGCCCAGGGCCCCCACTTTCCAAGGAGAACAAAACCAATGGCTTTCGACTTTCACCAGCAAGCGCCCGCGGCGGGGCCCGCCACCTTCGAGGGCACCGCGGCCAACTCGCCCGACAAGGACCGGGGCCTGCGGCTTCGCATGAAGCCCTCCCCGCGCTTCTACTACATGCACCACCCCTCATCCGGGGGCTGGGAGTGCGTGGAGACGGATGCCGGCTGGAAGTGGCTCCCGCGCTTGACCGAGTTCCGCCTGATTCCAGGCGTCAACGGGATCCGCCAAACCCGCAACGGGGGCATTGATGACCGGGGCGCCCGCGTGACGCGCATGGACCAGGGGTATCAGTTCATCTCCTACGATGTGATCGAGGGCGGCTATTGCATCCGCTACCAGGGATCCCGCGGTGCGGTCCATCTCCCCAGGTGGTGTGCACCCCGTCAAGTGGGCATGGACATCGTCACGGAGATCGACATGGAGGGCTGGGTGGCCTTCCGCGCCATGCTGGTGGAGGAGGGCCACATCCAGGCCCCCGACTACCGTATGCTGGAGATCATTATCCACCGCCAGGAGGCCCAGGTGGAGAGCGCCTCGCAGAACCTCCACAACCCCGCGGTCAAGGCCCGGCATGAGTCCATGACGGAACTGGTGGAAGGCATGAGGGCCGCCCTCAAGGTCCACCTCCCCAAGCCCAAAACCAAGCGCAGAAAGCGCAAGGCCCTACCGGCTCCAGAGGCGTCTCCCGATGAGTGAGACCAACGGAACCCGGGAGGCATCGGAGCGCATGGCGATTAAGATCGCCTCGCAATCCAAGGGCCAGATCCCATACGAGAAGGCCAAGAAGATCGCGGTGGATGCCATGGTCCGCAACGAGAAGCGCGGACCCTCAAGGTGAGCACCTCCGAGACCCTCTACACCGCACGCCTTGCGCCCGAGTACATCGAGCGCGGGCGCACCCAGACCATCAAGTGTCCAACCTATCGGGACGGTGCCCTGGCAGCCCCAACGAGCGGCACTGTTAGCGTATTCGACGAGTCCGGGACGGCGGTGGTGGATGCCCAGGCGGTGACCATCACCGGATCCGTGGCGCATTACTCCGTGTTGGCCTCCGTGACCACAGGCGGAGACCTGGGGCTCGGGTGGCGCGTGGAGTGGGCCTTGACCATGCCGGACTCCGTGGTGCATTCCTTCCGCGTGGAGGGTGCCCTGGTGAGGAGGCGTCTTTACCCGGTGGTCACCGACGTGGACCTCAAGCGCAGGCACTCCGACCTGGACGACATCCGCCCGGCCTCGCTGACCTCGTACCAGGATTATCTGGACGAGGCGTGGCAGGACATCACAGACCGGCTGGTCCAGATGGGCGTCCTGCCCTATCTCGTGATGAGCCCGGGCAGCTTCAGATCCGCCCACCTCTCCCACACCTTGCAACTCATCTTCCTGGACTTTGGGTCCTCGGCTGGAGACGGCCGCTATCTGGAGCTTGCCGGGATCTATGAGGCCAAGTTCAAGGACTCCTGGGCCACCCTCTCCAAGGTGGTCTATGACGTGGATCACGATGGCGAGGCAGACGGAGACGCGGACGAGTTGAAGACGCTACACCTCCCGGTCTTCCTGGCCTGATGGCTGATGTCTCCTTCTCCACAGTGTTGTCCCGCCTGGAGGCCCGGGTGGAGACGGTCGCGGGCTACAAGCGCAGCCTACGCCCCCTGGACCCGGCGATGGATCCCAACTCCATCGGGGACAAACGCTACGCCATCGACCTCCGCACATCCAACGCCCGTATCTTCCGCGACAAGGCAGGCCAGACTGCGAGGGTGGAGCACGAAACCCACGTTCGCTTCCTGCGGCGCCTTCCGCCCAAAGACCAGAACACCCGCCTCGGTGACTCGATGGACGATGAGCTTGACATCATCCAAGCCCTGTCCGCCCAGACGGGATCCTGGCAACAGGACCTCTCCATCATTTGGGCCGGCTCCATCCGG